TGGTTGTGCTTTATCGCATATTGCTTGTTTGGAAAAGGCTAAAGAGTTGGGGTGGGATTATGTTATTATGTTTGAAGATGATATTAAAATAGAAGGTAAAAATTCATTACTATCTAAATTCAATAAATATATTAAAATGGATTTTGATGTATTGTATCTTGGATGTTGGAATTATTTACCACCGGAAAAAATAAACAATGATTTAGCGAAAGTTGTTCGTGCTGTATGTAACCATGCTTACATAGTGAAAGAACATTATTATGATACTTATTTACAGAATCTTAAAGAAGGTGTTGAGTGGAAATTAAAGGAAGATATAAGAGATAATAATATTGATGAATATCATTACACTCTACAAGCAAAAGATAATTGGTATTGTATCACTCCAATTCATATAACTCAACGAGATGGATGGAGTGATAATTTTAGAGAGATTAGAAATTATAGTGAAAGAATCAAGAATATCCCACGATAGCTTTAATAAATTCACTTGTTTTATCTTCAAATGATATATTAGTTGAATCGAGTTTTGTATCCTTATCCTTAAACTTCTCTTTATCAATTGTATTATTGCCGTGAACTACGGCAGTCATATTATATAATGGATTCGTGAGGGCTATGGTTTTTAATTTACAAGATTGAGTTAATCCCAATCCCTCCGCTTTATTTGAGTGTAAAAATCCACTTGTTTTATTATACCACGATTTAGTAAACATTAAAGTTGCTTCATGAATTAGTTTTTTATCGTCCCCACAATCAAGAGCATAGAAATCATCCTTAGTATATGGCGGATAAATAAAGATCATCTTATTACAACCAACGCATCCAGCATTATTTTTTTTTAGTGTTTCAAAAGAGTGAGAGATATATGTTGGTTCATATAAATCATCATCATCCATAAATACAACTAAATTGTTATTTGCGTTTTGTATAAGTCTATGTCTTTTTTCACCAATACTTAATCTTTTTTTATTTCGTATATACTTTAATTTTATGGGTTTAATTGCTGAACTAAAATCTTCATAGTTTTCTATAAGTGGAGTTTCTCCATCATCGTGGATTACCACTTGTAATAATTTATGGGGGTATTCTTGAATCAATAGGTTTCTTAAAACGAAGGGTATGAAGTTACGTCTATTGTAAGTTGGAATCAAGATTGAGATTTTAGGGAGATCATTCATTTATATTATACATTATATTTTATTTTTAATTTAACCCCATAACCAACCTTTTTGAATTTCTGTATCCTTCTTTTCTTGTAACTTAATGAAATCTTTAATGATAGATATATCAGCTCTTATTGCTATTAAATCCGTTTTGATTTTATTGACATTTCTATTGAGTTGGTGAACTTCATTCTTCACTTTCTCAATTGGTTTAGTTTCAAAAGGATTGCTATAATCGCTCATATATTTTCATAAAATATTATAATCCAAATTAAAAAATAAATAATAAATAAATGGATGCGATTACCCCTAGACCTTTACCAGATAATATAGATGAATGGAGTGATGAGATAGAGGAGTTATTGAGTGAATGGGGTGAGGTTAGTATGTGTTATGCTTACTTACATAATTATAGCACAAGGAAATATAAAAAGAAATATCAACATCTTCAAATCCCAATTATCGTTTTATCAACTCTAACTGGTGTTGGTAATTTCGCAGTTGATAGTTACATACCAGTTGATTATCAACACGGATTCACGGCGGTTGTTGGGGGCTTCAATATCTTCTGTGGAATCCTTGGAACTCTTGGATCATTCTTGAAATACGCTGAAACATTCGAAGGTCATAGAATCTCTGCTCTCGCTTGGTCTAAACTTGGAAGAGCAATTGAGATTGAATTATCATTACACGATAAGAAGAGAAAACCTTGTAGAGATTTCTTGAAAGTGTGCCGTGCTGAATATGACAACTTATTGGAATCATCACCCAATATTGATCTTGACATAATCAATATGTTTAATAAGAAATTTAATGATGATTATCCGGATGTTAGAAAACCAATTATATGTAATGGTCTTAAGTCAATAGTGCCGTATAAGAATCATACAACAATTACAATTAAGGAGGAGGAAGAGGAGGAAGAGCAAGTTGCTCCTTCTTTATCTCAAACCGAACCCGAACCGGAAATAGAACCATAAGTGGTATAAATCTAATTATGTCAATTTTAGACATATCCATTTTAAAAAGACATATAGAATTTATTTTTTTAGACACTTTATTTTTCATTATGTCAATTTTAGACATATTTAGATTAATGCTACTTTTATGATAAATAATAGAGAAATATAAAGAAGCAATTGATTTCTAATAAAATAAAATAAATAATAATAATCTATTGAAATTATTTTCTTGATTAATACTATAAAAGGATGAGTTTTATGCCGGAAGTTAAAATGGATTTCATACCCGATGATATGACTGATGATGAGAGTGAAATTGGTGTTGAGGAGGTTGAGGAAATTGAGGATTTCGACCAAGAGAAGGATAAGACCCAAGAGGAGATAGAAGAAGATGAACCGCCACCGGCACCGGAGAAAATACCCAAGGCTAAATCCAAGAGAGATGATATGGATATTAATGACATATTCAATATGCCGCAATCGGTAAAGGATGTAATAGATCCTACTGTTAAGTTAACCAAGAAGGGTAAGCCCCGAAAGAAGCGACCTCCTATGACTGAGGAACACAAGGCGAAACTTGCATTAGCACGAGAGAAAGCAATGGCGGCAAGAAAAAAGAAAGCCCAAGAGAAGAAGGAAAACAAAGCATTGGAAATAGAAGAAAAGGAATTATTAAAGAAACAAAAAGTAAAGAGAGTGAAGAAATTAAAAGAAGAAGTTGAAGATAATGAAGATATGTCTAAAATTGACATAATCAAAAAAGAACAAACCTTTACGAAACAAGATTTAGAAGAAGCACAACTCCAAGCAATTATGAATTATGAAAAGATCCGTAAATCAAGAAAGGCTGAGAAGCAAGTGAGACAGAAGAAGGAGGCGGAGCAAGAAGCATTAAAGGCACAACTACGGAGAGCAGTTGCTCCTCCTCAACAAGAATACAATCCCTTTAATGGATGTTACTAAAAGCAGTATTAATCTAAATATGTCAATTTTAGACATATTGAAAAATAAAGTGTCTAAGAAAATAAATTCTATATGTCTTTTTAAAATGGATATGTCAATTTTAGACATAATTAGATTTATACCTTTTTTTATATGTTATATATAATGTTAGTCCTCCGTTATGATAAAGATTACAATTGCGAAACAATAGATATACAACCTCGCAATATAAAATCATTAAGTAGAGATTATGTTTACTATGAAAGTGTTAAATCTAAAGTCAAGCCCTTTTTTGATCTTGATATTTATGATATCAAAGCCTCAAGTGGAGACTATATGAATTATTATAGAGAGTTATTTCAATTGATATTCAAGGATGGAGATATTGCGATTTCATTATCACATAAACATTCAAATGGTTCATATGAAAAATTATCTTTTCATTATGTAATCAATAATTATGAATATGAATTAAATGAATTAAATGAATTTATTATGAATCACCCAATACTCTCTATGGATGATAATATAGACAAAACAATATATACAAAAAGACCCCAACATTATAAAGTTAATTTTTTAGGACACGATCACATAGGAATAAGATTAGTATTATCACATAAAACTCACGAAGACAAAAGGGTTAAATGTCCTTACAATTATAATAATGATTTATCTAAGCACATGATTAATTTAACTTAAAGATAAGATATTATCTATTCTTAAATATAGATAATGGAAACGGCAAGTGGTAAAGCATTAAAGGCACTCAAGGATATAATTACTGAACTCAATAAGATTGTTGAGACAATACGACAAGAAAATTCGAACTTAATAAAACAAAATAAAGATATTGAAAAAGAAAATAAAACTTTAAAACTGAAACTCCAAAACATTAATGAGATCATTTTAACTTAAATCTTTTTTTATATGATTTAATATTAGTATCTAATGCCGCCGATTGTCCCCATAAAATATAATAACTTAAATACCCCGCATTCATATAGTTACCCTTCTCCAAGTCTTTTTTATGACGATCTCTATATTTACTTCTTCGTTTCTTGTCTTTGTGTTGGGTATAATCTTCATACCTACTATCGCCGAATTGCGTTGTTTTTATCTTCTTACCTTCGGCATCATAAAAGATTGCCTTAAGTTTCTTATTCTTACCCGTACCTTTCTCCACAACCATTTTAATCATTTTTAATATGATTAAGATAAAAAATTAAATTACATATTAATAGTAAATTACTTTAAAGATTGAAATCCATCAGCATCCATTTCAACTTCATAATCACTTTCACTACAAGCACTACCTTCACTATCACTTAAACTATCCCTCCTTGTTAACTTGGGGACATAATCTTCATCCACCGATACATTGTCCTTAAACTCTTGAATTAAATCGGGTCGTCCAAACATAGCCAACACACTAACAATTTCATCATAAGCAATTTGATCCATTCTATACCTTAAATTAGAAAATTATTTTGAGTATTTAACAAATATATCCTCGATACTTAATTCTTGTTTAATATCTTCATCAACCGAATCTACTAATTCTTGATAAGTCCATTCTTTCTTAAATTTAAAAGAAACAACAAGGCGGTCATACCATTCATTACCCCACTCACCACCATATTCATCCCACTCCGGTTTTCCCTCATACCAAGAATCTACTTCCTCTTTAGTCCATTTTGATGTAACATTAGAATACTCCATTTTATATATATGTAATATATTTAAATTTTAAATTTTATTTTTTCTTTTTTTCTTTTTCTTCGCCTCCAAGTATTTCTTCAATCAATCCCACGGGTGTTCTTCTTACTTTTTGTATCTTATATATGACTGAACTTGTTTTATCTACATTAGCATACTCACCATCGCTATCGTGTATCGATGTTGTAATATCTGCTATCATAGTTGGTTTAGTAACAGTAAATTGTATATCACTTGGATTACCCAAGAAATAATCACTAGCAGCACTATATTTATCAACAATACTTATAATTGGTAAATTAGCACCAGTAGGATTACCACCAATCGCAGTAGCACCTTCTAAAATATCACTTCTTATTGTGTAGTATGGTCTCAATACGCTCTTTTGTAAATCCGTAGCTGTAATGGTTGTTGATTGAGTTAATACTGCAACTTCATTCCATAATTCTAAAGGTTGTGCGTGTGCGGCAGTAAAAGCATCACCAGCATTATAATAAAACTGATCTATACCTCCCGCGTGTTTAGCAGTATAATTGGGGACACAAGTGGGATAAGGTAAAGAGTTATAATACATAACTGCTCCAAATTGATTAGTAACATAATTTTTAGTATCAGTTTGAACTACTTCGGCATTTGTAGTTGGTCTATATAATGAATCACTATTTTCATTATCAACTCTTTTAGTTAAAACATTACTACTACTTGCTTTAGCATTCACAGCATTATAATCAAAACCTAAAATATCCCATAAATTATCTTCCCAATTATCTTCATCAAATCCCCAATCATCTATGTATATTCCACCATGAGAATCAAAAATTTTATAAGGTTCTATATTAAGATTAAATCCATCATATTTAATTGTATTTGTTCCCCGAAGGTGTGAGATGTCGTCTACAAGTTGTTTTGCTGTTTCGGGGTATGGTTGTCTTCTATATGCTTGATTGTATCTTTGATAAGGTTTAAATGTGGGTGAATACCCAAATTGAGGAGGTCTTGGATTAATCTTATAAACTGTATTACCCGCTTCTTGATTTGATACTGCTGGGGTTATTAATCTTTCTGTTATTCTATTAGGTGGTGTTAATGATTTACTATTAACTGCCGAACTTGGATTATCTGCTGTGTTTTTATTACCAGTATTATTACCAGTATGAAATCTCTTGAGTTCAAATCTATTAGTTACACCATTATAATTGATTGCTGGATTATTCGCACCAATATAGCTCATAGTCATATATGGGTTTAAATCAGTCATATTTGTAGATGTTCCCGTGCTTCTAATCCAATTTATTTGTGTTGGATAAGAATAAATAACATCGGTCGCTTTCGTTCCGTCATTTTCCGTTGCTGAAACTCCAATATCAGTATTACCATAACCACTATAAGGAGTAATAATTGCTGTAGAGTATGCTGTGCTATGAAAATCAAAACCAATTCTTCGTCCATATTTAATTGCTTTAAACTCGGGATTTGGTGGTGTTAAATCATCAGTAAATAAATCTCTTGGAGTTCCTCCTACTCCCGCATTCGCAATACCAATCAAATAAATAGTTTCGGGGTTATTACCATCCGCATCATAATTAGTATGTTCTATAGGAGCAAAAGAACCATAACTAAAACCACTCGTATTTACATAATTAGAAGGTGAAATAAATACATCTCTTTTAGAATCATCATAAGAAAAAAATACTGGGACACTAGACATCTCCACATTATTAGGTGCTGGTCGTTGAGTAAAAGCATCATCTCCAAATGCTTCATTCCTAATATCTACTGCTGGATCAATACCTACTAAGGATGTATTATATTTATTCATATGAAAAAATCTACTATTATTAACAGTTGGTCTTTCTAAATCACCAACATTAGTATCACTATAATAAACTGTATCTTCTAAACCATCCCACAGTTCGGGATATAATGCTTGAGCGTCAAAAAAATCTCTTATTATTTTTAAATTATCTTCAGTATATAATACATTTAAGGTAAAAAAATAATTACCATTTTCGGTCTGTGCTGCATTTATAGGAGTAGTGGTAATGGTTGTAAATCCTTCAAATGGATATAAAAATTTAGCAATTAATCGTCCCGTGCTATCAAATATTTCGGGAGATTGTTGGTTATTATTTAATAATTTATGCATTCTTCTACCCATCTCAAATATTTCGGGTCTTTTAACTCCTATGTAACCAAAAGTAGCAATATAATCAATACTATCTTGAGATACATTCGCATCGGTTACTGGTAAAACTTGAGCCGCATAAGCATCATAAGAATCTTTAGAAAAATTATAAACATTTTGAGCGTTGATGGGTTTAAAAGTATTAGTTTCAATTGTTTTAGTTAATGGTCTAACAAAATTATCACCATCTAGAATCTCAAAAATATCTTCATTTTTGGTTTCTGTTAATTGTTGAGTAATTTGGTCTGCTACTGCTGAAGGAGTATTAAATCCTCTATTGACTTCTATATCTAATTTATCTCTTACTCGGTAATATGTAGCTTCACTAAAAATACCATTATGATCTATAGATGGGAATTGTTCTATATCATGTGTAGCTCCAACACTATAAGCAATTTTATCCTTGATAAATAAAGTGTATCTTGTATTATCTACTTTTTGTTTAAAAAAAACAACATCATTAGCATCCTCTCTTTTTCTATAATCAGCAAAACAAACACAGTTAGTATTAATAGTAAAACGAGAGACTGGTAATCCCTCCGTTTCACTATCTCTTATAGTAAATGCTAATGGAGTATCGCGGAGAACACTATTTCTAACAAATACATTACTTGCATATCTTCTTGGTTGTTGTACGTAATTAGGATATTCATTATTGGTAATAAAATAACCAAAAACTAATGGAGCAAGATTATCTCTTAAATCAACTGAATCATCTTCTACTTCGGTAGTAGTTATACTTCTATAATAACCTAATCGATATTTAGGATCATAAGTATTACTTTTTTTATAATATTTTTCATTATATTGTATATCAGTATAAGTAGCGACTTTATTACTACCTCTACTTTGTCCTTTGAATTCTATGGTTTGAGCGTTACCAGCACCAACTTCATTTACGAATGCTCTTTCTATACTAACTTTATCACCAACATCTAATCGTATTGTTTCATTTAAAGGATTGGTAAAAACTGCTGGATTAGAATTATTACCGGTTCTACTTTCAATTGAAGCAAGACGATTACAATTGATAAGTTTTGTGTCAACGTATTCACTCATTTATAATATGAGGATATAAAAAAAGTATGGATAAAAAACTAACATTAAAAAACAAAACCCTTCTCAATAAGAATTTTACATTTCTCCTCGTGCTTCTCCTTGAATGTATCAAGATTGTCCTTCTTCTTGTAATAGTTATACAATGATCTTGCTTTCACAAATTCTTTATTATCTTGATATTGATTACCTTTCATCTCCTTACCCTTACTATGATAATGATTCTTGGCTCGTTCCCTATTCTTCATCTTGAATTCTTCATCGTGCTTACTTACCTCATGATAATACTTATTCTCACGATCTCTCTTCTTCTTGTAATCAATTAACACTTTCGCAATTTGAGATTCAGTTAAATCCATTTTATATACTTATATATAGAAAATTATTTTTAAATAGTATCCACATCAATTTACATTTTAGAACCGCGTATATGAAAGCATACAATCGTTTTACCGGTTAAAGCAGTACATAATGTTTCATTATCATATACAATATCTACATCGAAAGAATTAATTAAAATTTCCTCCGGATTGTTGAGTGCTAAATATGTTTTCTCATGTGGTTCAAAATATAAACCTCCCGTTTCATTACCACTATTATCAAATCTCGGTAAATGTGCTATAATCTTAGAAGTAGTTCCTTGACGAGCATTCACCGAAGATTGAGTGAAATTATTTAATCTTATAAATAATGAAATATTAGAAACCAATTTAGGAGTTGATGTGCTTTCAGTTGTAGTTGCTATATTAGTAGAAGAGCTTGGATTCGATATTGGATCACCCGAAAAACCTAATGTAAATTGAGTATTACATTCATCGGTAGAACTTCCATAAGCAGAACTTCTTGCTGTAATAATGATAGAATCATAATCAGCCATACCACCCGAAGCATTTACGCCTTTTGGTGCTAATAAACCAATAGCACCGGCTCCGTGCGAACTTACAGTAGAAGCTTGATTATTCCAAGCTCTCATTTCAAGTTTCTTACAAAAGATAGTTTCTCCATATTGTTGAGACCAACCCCACCAATCATAATTAAAATATTTAGTTTCGTCATATTTAGGGTATGCTGTGTAATGGTCTACACTTTCTAAAGTTAGACTTCTTGCCCCAGAAGCGAAACCACCGCTTACCGCCATTGTAGGATATAAAGCCCATTTAGCAGCATTAACCGGATTCAAGCATTCATTCTTCACAGCACCAGCCGCCCTTAAGGTTGTATAATCACAAAGTAAATCAACTGTTCCATCTTCTCTTATCATATCAATTTGTAATTCTTCATTTTTAAGAGTAAATTTAACCTTTCTATATTTATTAGCATTAGTTCCTATATCATAAGCAGTTGCGAATTTAGTATTATGATTACCGAAATATGTAACCTCATTCATACAAATACCTTGCCCGAGTCCAGCATCGCTTTTAGACCCAGTTTGAAATACTCTTAATGTTGGGACACCGCCTACTGTTGATCTACTAACCGCAATATCCCCATATCTCATTTGTCCTTGGATAAATAAACCGGTAGTAGCCACATTATCATCAAAATAATTAGGTAAATAATCAAAATCACCACCTCCAATATTTCTCTGTGTGTTAATTCTTGATAATCCAACAAACCAAGGAGTAGAAGCAATAGCATTAGCATCACTAAAATTAAAAGTAGCAGTTCCAGTATTTTGACTTATTGGATACTCACGATTTTGGACGTAAAAACCCCTTGTATCAGTTGTAGTAACTACTCCCGCTGCTTGTGTGAAATTATATGAATCATTTTTAGAGATATCAGTAAATACAATATCAGCAGCAACTCTAGTAGTTTTAGCAGTCTGCTGGGTAGCAACAAATTTAAAACCCTTGAATGACGCACTTGTTCCATCATAGAGAGCATCAACATCAATACCCGTAGTTGCTTCACCGGTAATTAATGAAGGGTGAAATGCTGCTTGGTCTATACCTTTATTGATTTGTGTAGCCATATCATCGATATTAACTTCATTCTTTTTATCTCCCGCCCTAAATGCTTCACCCGCCCCAATCACCGCTCTAAAAGGTTGAGTGGTTGAATTTTCAATACTATCATCGTGTAAATCTTCTATGGGTGTCCCGAAGTAATGACAGAATCCACTATTAGCACGATCAAGAATAAATAAACCATTCTTATTGATTTTTGCACTTTGTAGAGCAATCTCACTCATCGGTGGGATTCTCATCGTATTCAGTAATCTATTTTGGTAGGAGAAAGGCTTGAAGACATTAGAGAAGGATGGATCATCCTCAGTCGCAATATTAGACGTAACAATTAAACTCATTTATAAATAATATAGATATTTTTTTAATGAAAAAAAATAATCAAAAAAAATATAAAATTTATATATAATGCCTAAAAAGAAAAGCGTCAATGTGAAACAAGTTAAGGATCATAATAAGATTCAAATTGATATTAAGAAATCGTTGGAGGATGATAGGACGATTAGACCCGAAAAGGTTTTTGAGGGGTATAAAAAAACAACTAAAAAGAAATCAAAATATTAAATTTAATTTTCCCGATTTTTAAATATGTCAATTTTAGACATAACAAGAATAATAATCATATTGCTCTCTAATCATCAAGGGTGTTTATTTTAAGAGATGTCAATTTTAGACATAATGTCAATTTTAGACAAAAGGATATAAAGATTATTTTATAAGTTAAAGTATAGAAAAAACAATGACCTCAATTCCTAAATCAATCCACAATCACGTAAACTTAACTGATGATGAAATCCACGGCTATTACAGTCTAACTCCCGTAGATGAAGATTATGAAATTCACTCTAAGAGATTAAACAAGGTATTAAATGAATATGTAAATAGTAAAGATTTCAAGACTCCTAATGCGAAGGCTTGTTTCAAGAGACAATTAAAAAAGATGATTGGAGACGACCAAACTCACACCGCTAAATATGAAGCATTTAATAATTGGCGTTTAAGAAAGATTCATTTTTATATTTCTAAACAGAAGGATTGGTTATTAGAGATGGAGAAGAATAACTCTCAACCGGTTTTAGATCCAAGTGAAGAGATTGAAAGACTCAAGAAGATTATTGAAGAAAAGGATAAGATTATTGAAGAGAAGGATAAGGAGATTGAAGAATTAAAAGCGGGTAAGGTTATTGTAGAAGAAGAACCAACCGAAGACCCTTATCAAGCGTTATATGATGATAGTGATTATAGCGATGATGAAGAAGAAGAAGAAGTTATTATTGAGAAGCCTAAGATTCAACCTAAGAAGATTGAAGTAAAAAAGATTGATGAAAAAGAAGAGATTAAGATTATGAAGGAGGCTTATGAGAAAACTAAACCCGTAATTGTAGATGAATATGTAGACAATAATGCGATTGATAAATTCTGTGATAATTATGATTATAGCCAACATCTAGAAGAATATGAAGAAGGTGAATACTCCTTGAATGAAATTGTAGATAAGATTTTCTCTCAACTATTAAAGAAGGTAGGGACAATCAAGAAACAATCTCAACGTAACTCTATCATTAAATTTATCAAGGATGAATTAGAAGAAAATGATATATGTTAATATTCATTATTATATTCTTCCCATTCGGCTTGAATAGATTTAAATTTTTCTTCATCTCCTCCTTTGTCGGGGTGATGCTTCAAGATAAGTTCCCTATACTTCTTTTTAATGTCTTCTTCACTTGCCGACCTTTTCAACCCGAATGGAGTCGGTGAATCATAACCTCTTTCGAATGGATCACTAAAAAAATTGCTGTCCTCATAAAAATATTCCTCCTTGTAATCATCGGGTAATTCATCGCGACCACCCAGATTAATGTGAGACCAAGTTCCCGAATAAAGATCATGAAGTCTCATAAATAATATATATCAATATTTTATTTGAGATAATATAATAAAATCTTAAACTAATCTATTATTATACCCCTATTTACCCCCATATAATCTATTTTTATGTGCTTTCCGGCGCTTAAAACGAAAAAAAGAGAATAAGTTTTAAAATATATACCATTTTTTTCAATTTCAAGCGTCGGTTTTCACATAAAAGAAGTAAAATAAGGGATTATATACTTAAAATAATAATATCTATACTTATATATAGAGAAAATGACTATCTACAACGGATCACAAGGCTCACTCAATTTATATTACAAGGGATTACTCATCAATTCATTTCCACTAACAGAAAAGAAAACATTTAAGAGATATGAATATCAAGGTGAATACTTGATATTGAAATCTATGAAGAAGAATCTTAAAGTGAAACATATTATCCATACATTAACACATTTCTGTAATATGATACACAAGAGAAAGTTAAATAAACAAGCAATCTATAAAAGCGACCATAATCTTTTTATCTCTTGTTTATTCGGTTTAATGAAATTAAAAATTATTGATAATGATGAATCTAATGGTTACTTAGTTATGCCGAAGAAGAAAACTATCTAATATAACCCTTAACCTTTTTCTTTCTTAATTTATCCGCTAAATCTTTATCAGCGGTTTTATAAGTTTTACCTTTCATCACGAATGCGTAAACTCTCGCCATAGCCCATTGCTCCGGTGATTTAACATTCGGTCTTACCGATTGTGGATTTGTTTTATATGCTCCAACTCCACGATCATAAACATCATCCAATATCTTCATAGGTATTCCAGTTAACCTTGATATATCATCCTTACCATTTGCAGTTTTAAGAGGTTGCTTATATTTCTTATTGAACTTCTGTTTATTAGTTACCACCATTTATTAATCTAATAGATTTTTTAATGGTTTAATAAATTTTTGTTTTATGTCTACACAGAAATCAATCTCATTCCTACCTCTATCAGTTCTACCACGCTTTTTAATTTCATATTCAGTACTATTATGTTCCCAACCATAAACCCCATCATTACAACGCCACAGATAAAAGATCCTTAAACTTGGATTCTCCTTTAATAACTCATCACCCTTATCTAATTTATTAACACCGAAAAATAATGATTCATATTGATTATGCTTGATTCTCCTTGTTTTCATTTCAATAAAATAATCATCATTATATTTATCGAACTCAAAATAATTACCCATATTTTTATTATCCTTAGTATTCATTAACTTACCAAATACACTCTCTAAATATTCGTGAGTATCTTTTTCACTTCTAAAACCGAATTCTAAATCTTCTTGTTGTTTCTTATAATCCATTTTTATACCTTTATTTAGAAAATAAATTTATGGATAAAAACGCATATGTCAATTTTAGACATATCATCTAAAATAAGTCTCTATGATATTATTTTCAATATGTCTATTTTATGTCATATGTCAATTTTAGACATATTAATCAAATACAATCAATATGGGATCTTCTTTACTTGTTCTTCTTACTTGTAAGTTATGAATAACTTGAGACTTAATAAATTTATTGTTATTTAACTCCTCCTCAATCTCCGCTGTGATTACCGGATTAATATGATTCTTACAATATAAACTATTGTTATACATTCTACACGCACGTCTCACACTCGGTAAATCTCCCCACATATAAATACTCATAATATCTTGATAAGGTTCTTCATCATCCGTATATGTTGCCCCATTAAAAATATAATCATTCTTAGCCCACTTGATTATCTTTTTCGCCTTAAACATGATATCATTTTTCTGTGATGTATTCGGTCGCTGTTTCGGTGATGTATTTTTTAAATAATCCTTCAATTCAGTTTCATTCTTGATATTACCACTAAATTTAAAATCTTTTATATATCTATCGATGTTCTTTACTATGTTACCCTTACTCAATTTATCATCTATGATTACACCGTGCTTCTTGAATAAATAAACAATATCCTTTTTAGAGTGAGATTTATCAACCAACATTTTATAATTTAATAAAGATATTTTTTTTATCTATTAGACTTATAAATGGTGAAGACTCCTAAAGGTGAATTGACTGGTGCTGAATTGAGAAAACTTATTAGGGCTCACAATATTCTTGTTTCTATTAAAATACCCAAGGGGACTGATAGAGAAGGATTAATTAAATTGATTGAAGGTAAAGGATACAAGGTAGATCATAAAAAGAAAGCGATTCTTGATGCTAAAAAGGATAGACCAAGGAGACCTAAGGTTACATTAGATCAAGCGAAAGAATTAACTAAACCTAAACCTTTAACTGAAGAACAAAAGAAAAAGAGACAACAAGCAAAACAAAAGAAAGCGGGAGAGAAGGCATTTCTTAAAACTGTTATACCCAAACCACCGCCAGTATCTAAACCTTCTAAAGGTGTTAAGGTTGGAAAACCACCACCGAAAATAATGGATAGAAAAAAAGAACCTAAAGATAAAAATGTAAGTAATAATAAAAAGGATATGGATTTTAAAATTGGAGATACATATTTATTTAAAACTAAAAACGGAGAAATAGAGGGGATTGTTGAGACAATACAAGAAAAAAGTGTTTCGGTATTCTATAAAACTAATGAAGGTGATTATAAAAGTAGGAGAGTTGTTAAAGGTAATGTTATTAAAAGGTTGGGTGGAACAAACTATAATGAAGATTTAAAAAAAAATTTTAAGGGAACATCTCCAAAAAAACAAGAGAAAAAGAAAGAAGAGATAAAAATAGATTTTGAGAAAACTTTTAATGAAGCAAAAAAAAAATTAGATATGTTTATATCTCAAAATAAAGATTTAAAAACTAAAGATTTCTCCAAGTTTAATAAAGTAAATGATTATAGAAAAGAGATTAATTATGATTTATTTTTTGAGGTTTCTAAATTAAATGATAAATTAAGATCTTTAAAATTAGATAAAGATCAAAGAGAAAAAGTAGAGAAACAAAGAGAGAAAATATTGGAATTAAATAAACAAATAAAATTAACCTATAAGTTTAGAAAAAATCCTAAGGGGTAATTAATCTTGTGCCTTCTTAACATACGTATCTAATGCTACTGCCTTACTATGACCCATCACCTTATTATCCTTCTCCAACTCCTCCTTCATATTACCATATTTACTTGATAAATAGATCTTACGGAGTAGTGTGGTCGATATTGACTTATCCATATACTTCTTAGAATACTTAAGAAGAACCTTACTCAATTCGGTTCTTGTTAATGGCTTACCCGTTGATGTCTTAAATAAGACTCCATTGCCATTCATCTTGAGATAATATCTCAATATCTTTCTTAGATCTTTATCTTCAATCGGTAAATCTAACTCCTTATACTTCTTACTTGTCTTGTATTGATTCAATACGAAGTAAAGTTGTCCCTTGGATGGAACAACTAAATAATTACTTTCTTTTTTATCATCTTCACTTAACTTCTTGTATGCTGCTTGATTAATTGCTGTCATACCCGCAACATCATTTCTCATAGGCATCCTTGAATAAATATTAAATAAAGTGTATGCTTGTAATAATTGCATTTCTTTTTTAGTTAATTGGTCTTTAGATTTCTTCTTGATTGGTTTTAAATCTTCATTCATATCATTAATCATCTTGAATATCTCCTCCGTGGTTGTGAAATTCTTAGATTGCTTATCACTAATAACTCCACTCTTTTGTTCGTCGCTATACTTATCATTTAATTCATCCCTTAGTTCTCCATACGTAGTTAATAATTCATCATACTTCTCATCATGATTGAGAGCCATTAATAAAACAACAATCGCATTTAATATGTTACGTTGACTTAGATAATGAAGATCCTTAATCTTATCCATTACATCATCCGGTTTCGATAAAAAGTTATATCCATCAGTATCATATATCTTTTGTAATTTCTTGAGATTAACTTCATATTGTTTTATTGTGTTTGCCTTGATGTTAGGTCTTGCCTTTTGGATTTCTTCACTTGGATTACTTGAATCTATTTTCATATTTATACTATAAAAATAGATTATTTTTTTAATTAAAAAACGAGAAAAAATTAGATTATTTTGATTGAAGATTGATTACTTTAACATCTTTTAAAAAATCGGGATTCACATGGAAAACCAACTCCTCAGTTAATTGTTTCAATTCTTCATACTTCTCCTTCTCCACCTCATACAACTTCTTGTATTTATCACAAGAGAAATATTCAAGAACTTTTATCCACCACATTTATATCTTAAGAAAGAAAATAATTTTATAAAAATTTACGCGAAATAGCAAGAGAATTGACCGTTTTCAATCTTAGCAACCTTCAGCATCTCAAGGTAAACACGGAGAGTGTATGTGTCAGCGGGTAAGCCGGTTGCCTTGTAAGTTAAGTCCATACCCTTATTATTGACACGCTGTCCCTTGTTAGGGCGAATAGCAGTCCAACGGAATAAACCACCAAGACCAGCTGCTCCACTATTCTGTGCGTGTCCCTCCATCGTTTCAGCGGTTAGTGCCGATACACCGCTCGTTTGGTATTCGTCTCGTGTAACCATAGGAACTTTACCCTCCGCAGACTGCGTAGTGTGGAAGAGAAGGGCGGGGTTCTTGCGATCAACATTAAACTCATATAAGTCATTATATAATAGATTGAGAGAAAGGGACTGAGCCGCCGGAACATCCTTCGCAGTAACACCATTAAGGAGAGAAACCGGTGTGAAGTTTTCATTACGCTGAAGACCCATGATAACCTTAGAAACAAGGCGACCATTACCACCAAGCTGGAAGGTGAGGTCGGCGAATGCTGCTTGATCTCCCGTCCTCTTAGCAAGTCGGTAATCAGCATACTGAAAGGTGAGAGACGGATTCTGTGCCCGATACTTCGCCATTACTTCACCATCGAAACTAATAGAATCATAAATAAGTTTTACTTCATCTTTATCAATTTGGTATTCAACTTGGTTACTAGCAGCATCACTATTCGCAACACACATACGGCGAGATAGACCAGCAGCCTCAAGAGAAGAAGTGGTTGGTTGGAATTCAATATCAATATGGATTTCTTGATCTATCATAAAGGTTGGTAACTGATTAAATTTAAGGAAGGGGAAAAGGTCGCTTAGGTAAACCGAATACACGGGGGCATCAGCAATCGTCTGCGCCGATGTAGCATCGTGAAGTTGGAAAGGTAGAAGTTGGAATGTACCAGCACCACCGGCAGCGGGAACAGTTGGATAGCGTCCAACATCTAGACCAACCTTCTTTGCCGAATTTGGTGGCTTATCAGTTGTGTTTGCCGTGCGGTCATCATATACCGGTTTATGGGCTACACACCTCTGCGATAAAAACTGCTCTCTCTCCTTATTGTCTTCATTACTTATGAAAAGAGATTGGTATGCGTGGAATTGGTCGTAATCATCAATCTCACATACCGTCTGCGATCCAATTCGAAGGGCGCACGATTTAACAAGGTTAGAAATACCAATATTGAGAGGGTAGAAAGCAGTAGAAGTTGTGAGGGGAGTTACAGCAAGAGTAACCTTGGAATTTGAATGAAGGAAACCCGCAACACGCTGAAGTGTGAATCGCACACGATTCTGCGAGAATGTTACGGGGTCAATTACATCCGTATGTAATTTCTGTCCGTAGGACGAGGGAATAGCACCAACTTTAATGAGGTCGGGAATGCGGTCTTGAGAAACATCAGCCTTAGAATCCATTTTATATTATGGTAAATATAAAAAAATAAAAAAAATAAATTTATTAAAAATTTAATAGATAGAAAAAACTTACTTTACCCTAAGGGTTGATTGATAAATCAATACTTACATTACAACTTGGACTCCCATACCCGACCAAGCAACAACAACCTTACTCTTAATGAATAGATATGCGGATACCGGATTGCCGTCATCGAGACCATTAGTCATTTGAATAGAGAACTGAGATTGGGAGAAATCAACACCTTCACTATCAAGCATATCATAGAGAACACCAACACCATAAGCAGCACCAGTATCCGGAATAAATCGGTAACCAGTTACGGCATTCTGCGTTGCGGTAAAGTTTCTATTGCTATTGAGTGGGGAAACTGTTGTGCGAGTATGAACCTTCTCGGGAATAATAGAAGACATAAAACCCTTAATAACTTGAGGATCAACCACGGGAGTTTCATTAGAAGCACTACGAACCGAAGAAACCTCGAAAGAACTTGGGAAGCGTTCACCATTGCGGAGGAAGGAAATTGTTTCAAGATTGGCTACTCCTCCGTCATCGGTGCCGTTTGCCGCCGCCGCCTTCGTAGGCATGTAAGTTAGGAAACCATCTTGAGCGAGATTATTTACGAAACTTGATGGAACGAAATTCACGAATGTTGCTAACACCTTACTTAACCCAAGATTGAAGTTTACAATGGAGTTGGTTGATTCAAGGGTGGTGAAATATGATGTAATAGAGTTGAATGATAGAAGACCACTATCCGGTGCGGGAACACCATACTCAACCTCACAAGCAACCTCTAATCCACTTAATTCATAGAAAGCATTAGCAACACCAGCAGTCGTAGCATCACTAGAATAAAACACTTGGGAATCCGGTGCTAAATGAATTTCAATCTCTAAGGGTAATTTTGATAGAGGGAGTTTATCCGCACCAAGAGTGAGTCCCGAGGGAAGGGGAATACAGAAAGGAGATTCTCTTGTGTTGCGAATAACACTATCACGATAGGACTGATAATTGGGGTAAATTAAAGCAGTTTCACCAAGATGTCCCGAAACATCTTGCATACCCGCCATCACCGGCATATAAGAACTCATAAATCGTCCATAATTTCTAATATGTTCTATGACTTGTTTTGTCTCAGCATGACGGAAAACTAACTGATCTATTACCGAGTAAATACCGAGCTTGTGAGAACCACGGAGTTCGGGTGCTTGTCCCGCAGTCGCCGTCGGGTGAAGAGTCCCAGCAGCATCACGCCACACATTTAAATCACCACTCAATCGAAGAGAACTTAAATCAAGCATAGCATCTTGGCGACCAAGGGTTATCGTAAGGATTGGATTACCACGTGCGAACGATACTTTACCAGTAGAAGGAACATTGTTAGGCTGAACGGAAAGATACTTCTTAGAAACACTCATTTTATATATTACTATACATAAAATAAATAACAAATAAAAAATAAAAAAAAGATTGATAGAAAATACTAATATGTCAAGATTTTTTTAAAATCTTAAGAGAATGCGAAGCATTCTGTCAATTTTAGACATAATGAGAATAATAAGTCTTGAGAATAATAATATGAGGATGTCTATTTTATGTCATATGTCAATTTTAGACATAATGATAATTTAGAGAGTAACCATAACCGAATCACCCTTAATGCTAATTCTGCGAAGGTGGAACATAAAGCAGTAGAGGAGCTTGTTATGGCTCGGGCTTCTATCACTACCATCAGCAGCAGTTTCATTATATAACAACTGAAGTTGATTCGTCTTGTTGTTTAGATTAGCAACTCCATCGTTTAATGCGTAAGCACGTCCAATCAAGAAATTACGATTGTAATCCACGAAGGAGCGGGGAATGATACCCGCTTGATTAAGTGCCTTCTCTAACTCAATTAGAGGCTGTGCCGCAATAGACACACCCTTATTAATCTTGGATACAACAATCGGTCTTGATGGAACAAGTTTATCATCAACTAACATTTGATACTGAGTCAACTGATCTATAATACCAACTTGTCCCGAACGGATTGAATGAAGGCGACCATCCATAGTATTAACCTCTTCATCATAACAAGCACGAAGACCACCAATTAATTCAGCAGTGTTAAGGACCTTAGCATCGCTCGGCATACAAATCATAGATTTAACTCGAGTATTAGAAACTTGTAAATTTACGGTCGCATTACGATTGCTTGACAAGAGTGAGTGCTTGTAATTGGTTACACTTGGGATATCAATCTCAATAGTCCCACCATCACGCATCTTCTTCATCATACCCGCTTCATATCGCGGATCAACTCCTACTTGCTGACATACAATCTCCATATTAGAAATTTCACAAGTAGCGGGGTATGAAGTTCTCTTTGCGATTAATTCAGTTGAAGTGTCGGCAGATTCTACTCGCCTTTGGTCTAGAGCAGCAGAGAAAAGAACAAAGCTACTTGTAGTGCCGGCATTACTAGTTGCTACTAATCCAGTCCCACTATTGCTATTTTGGAAATTACCAAATGTAAGTTTTACATATCCACCATCCATAGTAATATCAGTAATTACCGGATAGTTTTGTGCTCCCGTCTGCGTCAAAGCACATTCTTGGAGTGGGTCAGTTGCGGAACAAATACCAACCTTCTCCCCCTTCACAAAAGGACAATTCTCAACTGAAGTCATATTATTTTGTTTGCCTAAAAATATAACACTATGATTAACAGCATTATCAATTGCTAAATCTGCTCCAGCCGCATCTACACCATGAAAGACCGGATTCTGCTTTAGACGGCGATTACGATTAACACTATCTAACTGCTTGATAAATCGTGCCGGATCCTCAAGATCCACTTCAATAAATAATCCCCCAGTTAGTAAAACTGGAAAAACCGAATCACCACCATCAGCGAAAAGTCCGCTATGGATTGGTAGTGATAATTTAGCAGTCAAGAAATCATCATCAGTCCCCCAATCACGAGTAGCGGGAACAGTCCCCACGGGTTTGTAATATGGGTTAGTAGATAAATCAATAAGGTTAGAAACCGAAGTCCCAAGAGTCCCACGATTCTCAATAGTATCAATTAAACAACCTTCTTTTAATGCTCTCATTTTTCTCATACTATCATCGCTATCATAAGAATACTGAATTTGGACTTTAGCATTGTATTCGGTTATTTCTTCAAGGAGAACAGCACGATTGCCCGAGTAGATTCTTAGATTCTTGACAACAGATTGTCCCCCAATAAAAGGATCTAACTGAAGACGAGTTGGAACATCTCCGGCTGGAACAGCAAGTTTAATATCGAACTGAAGGTAAGAATTCTTACCATCCATAAACTTAACCGTTGGTGGGATCTCAAAATCTACACGACGACCGGACTGACCGGCAGTCCCCGAATATGACTGACCGTTGGTTGAAGTGATAGAAACTTGGGTCTGCGAAACTTTAATCTTTTCATCATTACGCCAATAAGAACTCATTTTATAATTATAAATATAAAATAAAATATGAAAAATAAATTTAAAAAAAATTAAAAATTAAAAAATTATTGGGTGCGACCGACGGCTTGAGTAACAACATCCGCAGTAGTTTCACCTCTTGCTTGAGAAGAAATATCTTCTTTTGCTTCTTCTTTACTCTGTTCTCCCGCTTCTTCTTCACCAACACCTTCAGTTATAGAACTAGCAAGACTTATTGTCGCCCCAAGTGCTTCTAATCCAATAGACCATGGAGTTATACCACCAGTAGCAACCCCAGCAACTTCTAATGATGAACCAATAATATTACCAATATTACCAACACGAGAAGCAGTATTGGAACCAAAAACATCCATGTCGGTTTTACCCTCTATTAATCTACCTACATCTTGGAAAGCATCAATACCACCACCTAATCCAGCAACACCAACCTTACCCACAGTTGCTGCTTTACCAGCAAACTTACCAATTGTTTCAGCAGCAACTTCAGTTGAACTTTTAACACCAGCACTACTCGCGACTTCTCCCGCTTCTTCTGCTCCCCTTTCTGCTGTGTATAATTCACTTGTCGCACCCTCGGGTCCTACATTTTCTACAGATGTATTTAATTCTGCTTCTGCTAATGGCGCTCTTTCTGCTCCCGCTTCTCTCGCAAAGGTTTCTTCTCTTGATACAGCAACATCTTTAAAACCTCCTATTTGTTTTGCTACATTACCTTTCTTACCAATCACCGCTAATTTACCACCACTCGTAGCACCACTCAAAATATTCTTTTGTAACTTACTTGATCTATCTTGGTCTTCTTCTAAATTAGCAGTATCCAACTGCTCCGCAAGAGAATTATTAAAATCTGCTGTTGCTTGGTTTATCTCCCTCGCTTGTTGGGTTTGTGCGTTGGCTTGACCGATACTTGCTCCCGAACCATATAAATCCATTTTATATTATAGGATAGTTTTTTATTTTATTTAATTTAAAATAATTTTTTATCACCCTCAGCAATCTTGGTTTCGAATCTAATGTATGCGGTTGCTGGATTAGTTTGCATATCAAGGTATAAGAAAGAGTAAGGGGCATCTCCAATT